ATGGCAATTAAAACTGTATTAAGAATGGGCGAGCCATGCTTGCTGGCAAAAGCTGAACCTGTAACGCATTTTGATACAGCAGAATTGCATGAATTAATCCAAGATTTAGAAGATACCATGAAGCATATGAATGGTGCCGGCATCGCTGCTCCGCAAATTGGCGTTAGCTTGAGAGTTGTTATTTTTGGTCAAAAGGAATCTACTGCTACCAATCCTCGGTATCCAGATGCAGATGCGGTACCTTACACTGTACTTATTAACCCTGAATTAACATTAATTGGCGATAAAATTGAAAATGATTGGGAAGGGTGCTTGTCAGTTCCTGGAATGCGAGGTATAGTGCCGCGTCATCTGAAATTGCATTACACGGGGTTTGATCAGTACGGCAATAAAGTTGATAGATTGGTCAGCGGCTTTCATGCGCGAGTAGTTCAGCATGAATGTGATCACTTGGATGGTGTTTTATATCCAATGCGGATAATAAATTTAAAAGATTTTGGATATTCTGATGTTTTTTTTCCAAATCAGGATTTTCAAGATGATTAATTTGTTGTTATAATGCTGACCTCGTAACGCAAGTAACGATTTAGATGGAAGAGTGGCAGAGCGGTTTAATGCTACAGTCTTGAAAACTGTCGTGGGTTCACGCCCACCGTGAGTTCGAATCTCACCTCTTCCGCCAGAATACATAAGCCAGTACTAGCTCTCAGCTGTACTGGCTTTTTCTTGGGGCAAATTTGGGGCAAATAGGGCGTTATTAACCTTGTCCAGCTCTCGTGACTTATCTGCAAGATCAATCCATTTGCTGTAGACCTCTAGCGTGATTTTCATATTGGCGTGGCCAAGCTGACGCGCAACCCACATCGGGTTAGCACCGGCCATTAGCATTAGGGTGGCGAACGTGTGTCGCATTTGGTAGGGGTTACGGTGGTGTAATTTCAGTTGCTTGAGCGTAGGTGTCCAGTAGACCTTACTTTGCGAGCGTTGGTCGTTCCACGTTGTTTCTGTGATTGGGTTAAGAAACACGTACACTGATTTAAGTTTAGTGTGTGCTTTTTGTCTGGCCAGCGCAGCTTTTGCTCTAGCGTTCAGTTCAACAAAGCGCACCTGGTTAGTCTTGGTGGTTTTGCTTTCGCCTTCCACCTTAGCGCTGCGCACAACGACTAGTGTTTCTTCAACATCTCCCCATTTCAGATCTATAAGCTCAGAAGTTCTTAGCCCACTAAAAAAACCAAACTCAAAGTAGTTGAGCACTTGCTCGTTGTACGTGGTTTTAATGTGCTCTAGGATCAGGTTCACTTCATTTATCGTGAATGGGTCAGGCTCTGGGCGCTGAGCCTTTACGTTGCGGATTCGAGCTGCAGGATTGCTTGCGATGATGCCATCTAAAAACGCGGCATCTAGTATGCGGCGCATTGGGATTACTATGTTATTTCTGGTTTTAGGTGTGACTTTCAGATCGGCAAGGTGGGCCATCAGTTCGGTGTAGGTGATTTCTGTAATTTTGTGCTTACCGAACTTAGGCAACCAGTGCTTGTTTAGGTGCTTTTGATAGGTGGTAAGTGATGATTTAGCCAGCTGGCTATTGGCTTTTAGCCATGTATCGCTTGCGTCTGCGAAGGTGTCTATCTTTTTAACGCCAGCTTGTGCTTTGGGGGATTCTGGGAAGTAGTCAGCATAATCAAACGTGCCGAGTCCTATTTTGCGTAGAATCTCGGCACGCAGACCAGCTGCATACTGCATATTGCTTTTAGTAGGTGGTATGTTGATTGTTTCACGGCATCTTGCACCTCGCCATTGAAACGATACTCTTATGCTGTTGCCACGCTCTTCAATTCCAGTCTCTCGCCGCTGACCCATTCGTTGTATGCCTCTATTTTAAATTGAACCCGGCCATCACGTGACTTCCTCCAGTGATAGCCTTCAATAAAGTCGCCACGGCTTATTTTTGCCCTTAATGCGGCGACTGTGTAACCTGACTCTCCGGCCAGTTTTTGGATAGTAACCCATTCAAGCATGCTTACTCAATTCACTATGTTTATTGATAGCCTCATCTATCGTTTTAAAAAATCCCTTTGATTCACCATCAAAATTAAGGCCATAAGGGTAGGTGGCGTTTTTAGCGTAGGTGATTGTCCAAGGTGATGCACCAAAACGCATGTGGTAATCGTCTATTTTTTTCCACTTCATGCAGCCCTCCGTTCTTTGATTTCATCATAAAACTCATTCAACTCAGCTACACAATCGTTATATAGATTTGTAGTCTGTCGCTTCCAGAATGCATCATAAAAAACAACCAAACTACGCAGCGCGTCACGCTCTTCACTATCAACGCCGAACTTGCCTGTTCTTTGATAGCGCTCAAGTATCAACGCGGCTAAGAAGTTAATTGCATCAACCGTAGGCTTAAGATTTTCAGCGCCTTTGTACTTGGCGGCAATATTGAGCATGTTTGCCATGCGCACCAGGTAGTCGTAATCCGATTGTTGCGCTGTGCCAAATAGGAATGCATTAACCATTGCAAGCTCTTCTTTGCCCTCGATGTTGTCATTCACTACCCGATTAACTAGCATTGGCACGCTGGCGTGAAATGATTTGTGTTTTTTGTTGCGCTTGGCTTGTTTGCCAAAGTTTTGTTTTCTTCGTTGGGCGCGGTTCATGCCTGTAACTCCTGAAATAGTCCTAATGAAGCACCTAATGCGTCTACGCATGCTGGGTTTAACCAAACAACCTCAGTCCTGATGCTGGTGCCGCGATATGCTGAAGCTCTTGATTTTGTGCTATGTTTTTGCCAGTTGCCACTTGCCAAATTCATCAATGCATCATCGTATAAATCGCTTTGGTAGCCGTTGAGCACTACCATACCTTCTACATTTTTTAATTTATCTAGCAGGGCTATATGATCTTGCTCTGTCATTTCATGCCGGTAGTAGTGATTGTTGTTATCCATTACTCGCGTGTTATGCATGTATGGTGGGTCTACATAAAAAAGTGTTTCAGGCGTGTCATGGTTTTCAATCACATTTAAGGCTGGTCGATTTTCAACAAGAACACCTACCAGACGATCAATTATCGGCCTTAATATTGGTGGGTATTTAACCCAGTCCATTTGTGCCGTTGTGTATCTGCGTGAGGTATCTGACCTAAAGCCAGTGGTGCCTTTTGTTGCGCCACTTGAGCCAAAACCCATTTGGGCGCGAATGATAGTGCGCCTAGCACGTTCAATCTCGCAATCAGTATATGTAAATGCTAATTCGAACTCAGATCTAGCAAATAAGGTAATTTCTAGCAGTTGAATTAAGCGTGCGCTCTTTTTATCGTCCTGCAGTACGCGAAATAAGTTGACGACATCATCGTCTAGATCGTTATATACCTCTGCATAAGACCTATGTTTTTGCAGCAGTACAGACGCGGCGCCACCGAATGGCTCACAATAAATTTTATGGTTAGGGAAGAATTGTATTAACCAAGATGCAAGCCGGAACTTACCACCGTGATATCTTATTAGTGGGCGAGTTACTTTCATGCTGCACCACCTTGAGCGGCCATCAAACCCGCTACTGTAGGTTGCACCCATACAGGCGCTGCGCTTAGTTGGAATGTTTCCCCAGCCCATGACAATAGTAAGGTTCGGAACATTTCACTGGCTACAGCTTGCGCTGCCGGTGGCGGCACTGCGTTACCAATACGCTCACGCCAAGACATATCGTTTAATCCGTCTAGCTGTAGTTGTTCTTCAGGATCGATAAGGCCTTGCAATGCTGCTAATTCAAGTGTGGTAAATGGGCGATGCCATGTGCCATCCATTGACTGAATAATTGCAATTACTTTATCGTTTGATTCTGGAATTCGTGGATCTGCAACAGACCATCTACCATTATCAAATTTACCTGATGCACTGATAGCGCCGCATTTCTCTTCAAAAGGAACGACACCGTAATGACCACCAGTTAAATAGTTATCACCTTTTTTGCGGTCGATGCCACTGCGTGGATCTGCAACAGCAAAAGCACCTTGCCCGGTTGTGCTGGCTGCAATCACAGTGTTGCTTGGTGTCTCGTAAGCATTGACGATATATTTTCCAGAACCGTTAAATCCAGTATTGGAACGCGGGTCTGCTACAGACATAGCTGCACCGGCTACGTGCGCAGCTCCGGTGACAGATCCTGATGCACCTTCAAATTTAACGACGCGGTAAATTCCGTTTTGACGGTTCTTACTTTCTGGCATGCGTGGATCTGCAACTGTGTAAATGCCGCCACCTGGTTTAGATTGTGCGCTAACAACACCCATCGTTTTATTGAATGGCAAAACACCATACTGGCTGTATTCTTTACCGTTGTAGCGTGGGTCTGCCACAGAAAATTTGCCATTGGCAGGCGATGATTTTCCAGTGACTGTGCCACTTGATTCGTTCCAATTGTGCACATCTAAATAACCGCTATAAAACTCTGGCACGATTAGGTAATCGCGCAATTTGCCATCCTCGACCGCTAATTTATTCAAGCTGCGCCAATCGCTACCAGCTTCAACAAATGCCAAGCGAACCCATGTTTTCCATTGTAATGATGGGATGCGGTGCATAGGGCCAGCCGCCAAATCACCTGGTAACAACATGCGACCTAATACATCGCCAACGGAACGAAGAGGGCGCTTAACTGGCTCATATAGATAGCTAGGCACTTTTTCCATGTGACGTGCGACCAATAGGAAGCGTTTACGGCTTTGCGCTAAGTTGCCTAACTCACCACAATCATGAGTAGTCTCTGCAACTGCATAGCCATAATGGCGTAATAACTGGTTAATTTGATCGAGCAGATATCGGCCACGAGTAGAGATTCGTGGCACGTTTTCAAAAACAATCAACTCTACAGGGTCATCTTTCCATGCTTCGCACATTAACCAAACGCAGCGTAACGTTAGCTGATTAAGTGCTTGATACTTTGTAGTTTTGCTTAATGACTCAGAAAGCAAACCAGACAGGCCTTTGCACGGAGACGAAATGAAAACAATGTGAGGGTGTTCATTGCCTGCAGCAGCTTGGATATCAGCAGGGGTTGCTTCTTTCCAGCTCACAGGAGGCTCTTTGCCATGAAACGAGATGTACTGCTCACGGGTAAATAAATCCATCACCGTACCTGCACGGCCATCTCCCATTTTGTCAAAGTCACGTATAGCTGCGGCATCTATATCTACACCACCTATGCAACGAGAACGTGCCACCATATTGCCTACGCGTGCGCTGGCTTGGTTAAATCCTTTTTTACCGCCACCAAGACCGCAGGCAAAGTGAAAGTGATTGATTGTGCGGATATCGTTCATGCTGCCACCTCGCCTTTAAATTCGTTGATTAGTGATTGCAGTTTTTGGTCATACAAGTTCATGGTGGTCTCCATTGTTGTTGTTTAAATAAATGCGCGGCGGATGGTGATTTTTAGTGCTCTGCACTTTGAGTGGCCGCTTTCACGGTGGTAGTTGTAGTCGCTCTTAAGTGATAGAAAAATCACGATTGCGATTGGGCTGAAAAATCCGCCGATGTAGGCTGTTATTAGTTGTGGCATGGTTTGTTTTCCTATGGTGGTTAGTTAATTAGTTAGCTGCGATTTGCCATGGGGCAGGGCGTGTGATGTACCAGTTTTTAGCGGTACCGCATTTTTTTCGCCCTAGTGTTGAGGCGGCACTTTTGCTTAGTCTTAGCGGTAGCTTGAAATGGCCAGCTTTTTCTAAGGCTTCAAGGCGTTGCATAGATGTATGAAACTTGGTTTTAAGCTGTCCACGCGTTACGAACTTCTGCGTTTCCATGTGTGTTTTTACAGCCTCGATCAAGTCTTCATCGCTCAATGGCGCTAGGTAGCAACGTGCCATGGCTTAAGCCACCTCTGCCGATGTGCATGCTTGTTGGCGGTACATGGCGCTTTGTGCTTGGTTTAGTACCAGGTTATCTGGGCGATACTTGATGATTAGGCCTTGGGCGCGAATTTGTGCGACCTGTGTATCTGTTAGTCGGCTAGCGTTAATCACGGCGTGGTGCTTGAAGTTATCTAATATTGATTTGCTCATGGTCTGCTCCTGTTAGTTGATCTGTATTTAAATTTCCTGCCACCAGTAAGGCTTTTGCTGGGTGGCTGGTAGTGCTTTAGCTGGCGCTTGTTTCTTTGCTGCTTTTTTTTGTGCGATAAGCGCCATGCGCACTAAACATTTTTTGGTGAGTTCGCACTGCATTGCTTTCTCAAAGCTGTAGCCAATACGTTTTAACCCTGTGCGGTTATAGGCGGCTTTTAGTTCTGCTTCGGTTGTACGCATGGCTAGCTCCTGTGTTAGTTAGGTGTTTGCTACTTGCAGGCCTAGTTTGTTAACCAGGTGGTCAAGGTCATCAGCTGAATCGATTAGCTCTTTAGCTAACTCACGTGCTTGCTTCGTTGTTAGTGCTAAGTTGTTACCTGAACCAATTGGTGCGCTAACCATAACTGCTGCTTTGTGTAGGTTTGTATCGATGTAATACCAAGCTGTAATGCTCATGTTTGCTCTCCAGTTATGCTTCAAAAATCCAGCATTTGACGGTTTCAGGGCGTGCTGGGTTATCAAACCCACGGTGCTTGTTGTGCTCGCGGTTAATTGCGCTGCTGACTGCTTTGGCCTCTACAAACTTGCGTTTGCGGCTGGTCTTAAGCAGTTTTTTAAGGTCTGATAGCAGCGGGATCTGTTGTTTTTTCTCGGATGCAACCTGTACAAAGTGATTGAGGTTAATGGCGATTAGCGCAGGGTCGCAGCTGTGATTGAGGCGAGGCTCTAGGTCGTCACCATTCAAGTATTCGTAGGCTTCCCAGAAGGCTTGCACGTCTGGGTGATCTGCATTGATAGATTGCTGACGCGCTACCGCCATTTCGACCACTTCATCCCGGGCGGCTTCTAGCATTTGGTCGTTAATATTGATTACTAGGCTTAGTGCATCTACTAGCGCCAAGATCTGTGCGTGGTTTTTGATGATGCGCAGGTTTTTGATGCCATCTATGTTTTGCAGCGTTTTTTCGTAGCTGGTAGATTTTTCTTTAAATGCAGCCATGATTGCTGTTTCCGCGGTGATGGCTTTGATTAAAAAGCCTGATAGTTCTTCTACTGGTGTGCGCTCTAGTTGCTCACCAGCTAACTTGCCCGCAGGGGTGTGGCTTTTAACATCGCAATGGATATGGCAGATACGCTGCATCATTGCATCGCTAGCTGATACGGTTGCGTTTTGGCTAATCACAATGGCGCCACGGAATGGTGGCTCGTAGGTTTCGTTACCGCCATTTTTAACGCCGCGTGATCGCACTGAGCGTCCGTTGTAGGCTGTTTTTAGCTCATCCCAATCAAAGGTTTTAGCGTGGGCTTTATCTTCACCACCACGGTCACTTTCGATCAGCACCACTGGCATGCCTGCCACTTGTGAAAAGTTACGTGCACGTGCGGCTAGTGTTGCTTTTGAAGGGTCGAAGCCTTCGTAATCGTTACGGCCAAGTAGCTTCCATAAAAACTCAATCAAGGTGGATTTACCAGCGCCCGGGTCGCCTACTACTTCTAAGAATGGGTAGGACTTGTGATGCTGCCTGATTTGTTCTGCAAATAGGCTGCCCATCCAAAAGGCTAGTGTGACGATGCCTTTAGCTTGGTAGCACTTCCATAACAGGTTTATCCAATCGGCATTGAACTCTTTGGCATCTGTATTGATGTTTAGCGTGACAGACTGGCTAAGTGATTTAATTGATAGTCTGCCAATGTCGAAGAAGTCTTCTTCATTGAGTGGGTGGACTTGTCCGTTTTGCACTGCGATATCATTAAATACATAGGTGGCGTGCTCTTTGCTGTAGCCGATGTAGTCAATTGTCTGCACCGTTTTCATGTTGTAGAGCTGGTCTTTAATGATGCGGTCTAGCTGGGATGCGTTGCCACTGAACACCGCGCCTGGTGCGATAGATAACAGACGCTTTTTAAACTCTGTAGAGCTTGATAGCTGTGCACCAGTGAATGTGTTTTTAATGCTGCTTCCGTCATGTGGGAAGTCCACACGTAGGTAGTACCAGCTCTCATCTGTTAAGAGGTTTGCTTGGTAGTACAGGGCTTGTGGGTAGCAGTTGGCGATTTCGTACACTGACTTAGCTTCTAGCAGTGCTTTGCCTTTGATTTCATCTGGGCTTAATGCTGTGTTGGCTGATTCACTCTCTTTCTCGATGGCGCTATATGACTTGTGGTATTTATCAATATCTAATTGAAACCAAAACATGCGGTTAATAAAACCGTAAAAGAAGCTTTGTTCGCCTGTTTTGTTGTAGATGAGCAGGGCTTTATCTGTTGCAGATTTAGCAATGAGCAGGGCGCCGTTATATAGGGCCTCTTCAATGGCTTTGTCGTCTAGCTTGCCTAGTTGGTATAGATCGTTCCAATCTAGCTTTTTACGGTTGCGGTTCTTGATTTGTGCTGCACGTGCTACCCAGCCTTGTTCACGGCTAAGTTCTACGTGTTTACGAATGTACTTGCTGCCAGCCGCACCATCATCAAGCGCCCACACTAGCTCTGGTAATTCACGACCAGCTGCTTGGCATTGTTCTGCAAGCTCTTTAAGTGCTAGCTCTGGGTAGTTGTTGCAGCTCATGGCAGAGACTGCAGCACGTCCAGTTTGGATGTGTGAGATTGAGTCGAAGATGCCTTCAACAATCCATACTTGTTTAACGCTAGCGTCTGTTAGGTCTAGCGTTGGTGCTTTCCACCAGTGGCCTTTGTAGCCGCCTTTAAAGTTGGCTTTTTGACTGCCAAAGCGCTGTGGCTTATCAATTAATCGTTCCCAAAATGCACCGTTAGGCAATTGAAAGCGTACGGTTGCCGATCCTATTTTCTTTTCAGAATCGTAGAAGCTCTCTTGGGTGTACCAACCTTTAATAGTACTGATATCAAAACCACGGCCATCACGCATATAAGCATCTGCTGATGCGTTAGGTTCAGCAGGTGTAGGTTTGTGACGATCTGACCAGTTGTTAAATAGATCAGGGTAGAGGTCTTTAATATGAAACTCTGCACCGCATTTGTTTAAGCGGCCACAACGTAGAACCCAAGGCGCGTCTGCAAAGGTGTATAGCTCTTTCTTTTTACAAGATGGGCATTCACCTTGTTGCAGATGGTTGCCATGCTTCTTGAATGAGAAGTCACGGTCTAGGTGTCTGCTTATGTCGCTATGTAGGCTTGGGTTCATGGTCAAATCACAAATTTTGGGTAAAAAAATCCTTAACACCTTAAAAAAGGCGCTTTCGGGTGGTGCTTGTTTTGGGCTATTGGTTAGCTTGATTTGGCGCTGATGCGCCTAGCGCTAACCGCTTTGTGGTGATGTAGTTTCTTGCATGGCCTCAGTCTTTACAGATTGCGGTATAAAGACCGCAGGGTTAGGGATTCGGCTTGGTACGATTGTTCGGACTGCTGATAGGACAGACGCCCAAGTATGGCCGCATTCAATGTTGGTGCATTGGTAGTAGATCTCACGGGTGATATTAGTCACTTTTTTGCTAGTGCTAATGCGCGCTTTGCTTGAGCAGTGCGGGCATGATGCGCTGTTACTTCTTCCCATTTTGTCTCTCCATTAGCATGTTTTGAATGACGGCTTTTGCTTCGGTAAGTGTTGCAATTGCAGTAGCGCTAGTTTCTAAAGCTAGCTCTAACTCGCCCGGGTCAATGCCATCTACTAACTGCGCGTAGGCATTGGTTACTTCTGAAGTTTCTTGCAGGATTTGGCGCAGCATTTCAAGCGGCTCTACCTTGGTACCGTAAACGATAGGCTTTGCTGTTAGCTCTAAATCTAATAGCAAAGTGTTTACCGTTTTAAGGCGTAACGGCATTGGCAACGCTTTTAATATTGACTTGATGAAGTTAGCCGGCAGTAGGTTGTTATCTTTAGTTAGCTCATCTAACCAGCGGAATATCTTGTTAGCGTTGGTATGTTGGCGGCGGTATTCATCGTTACCTGTTATTTCAAATGTGATGCCGGTGACCAAATGCGAAGAATTATTCACATGGGATTGCACGATTTGGTCAGCCACTGTTTCACGGCTCCAATCGTTTTGGCGCTTCCATTGGTTAACTGCGTTAACTAATACAGAGATTAAAGTGCCTTGCTGTTCTTCAGGTGGGTGAGAATTAGCTCTCATGCTTTTGTTGTTCATCATGGCTATTATTTACCCATCGAACTTGAAGAAAAATCAGCGGTGCCAACTATGCTATCGGCACCGCTGGCAACTGACGCAGCGGCGACTGCGGCAGGGGAGGAAGCGGTTAAAACCTTAACGCCAGCAAGATATGCTAGACGCGCAAATGCGGATTTTGTTTTGTTAAATTTACTAGATAAAACCTCTGCTTCTTCGCGTTCTTCAAGCATTAAGCGAAGCGCGATTGGACGTTTATAGTCGAGGCCATCTTCATTACGTTTGCGTGGTGTACTCATTGAGTATAATCTGTTAAATAGTTACTAAGTGCGTTCATTATTACGAAGAAAAATTCTTATGTCAACAGAAATAACCGAATATTTATTCGCAATTGGGCAGAGATTTAAGAGTGAGCGTGAAAGATTGGGTTTCACGCAGGCTCAGCTTGGGGAAAAAATAGAGGCGACTAGCCGAACTATTGGTAAGTACGAAATCGGCGAAACTGAGGCGAGAATTAGTCAACTACTTAACTTCATGAGGTTAGGTGCAGACATTAATTACATATTGCTTGGTTCGCGTGCGGGATTAGTCACTGGTGAACCTAAAGCTTCTTATCAAAATGCGGAGCTAGATATGATACTTAATGCTTATGCACATGCTGATGAGTTGGGTCGTGCTGCGCTGGCGGCCGTTGCTACTTTTGTAGCAAAACATAATTAAATAATGCACTTTGTAAAAACAATAACAATTTAATCAAGGTAGCCTATGCAAACCGTATTTGGGATTTTGTCTATTATTAGTGTGGTCGTTTTCTTTATAGGCATGGTTAAACCAGCGATCTTAATAAATAAGAAAACAGGTGAGGTGCCAGAACGTAAAAACCTAGCAGCAGGCGCCATTGGTTTATTTCTATTCTCATTAGTGATGGTTGGCTTGCTCGGTGATGAGAAGCCTACCAACAATCCAGACAGTGAGAAGCTAGCTGCAGCTGAAGTTAAGCAGCCGTCATTAAACATTACCCCTGAAAATTTTAGAGTGAAATTCAATGAAGTTTCTGAGCTCATTGATACTAGCTTTCACATTAATCGGATTGATGTAAAAGAAGGCCCGGTATCAGATACTGCCAATGTGACGTTATCTGACCAAAATTCGTTAGTAATTGCAGTAACAAAAGATGGAATGGTTAACTCTGTCACATCAATATCTATTGGTGACGGCACATTTAAGTCTGGTGCCAATATGCTTTTTCTTGCAACTACCATTGTTCGATCTATTAGCCCACATCTTGAAAGTGAAAAAGCAGCTCAAATTGCTATTGAGTTGATGAAGCTAAGTACGAATGATAAAGCAGGTGAAGCTCATACTAAATTAATAGATGGCGTTGAGTATTACGCAATATTTAACAAGCAACTAGGTTTTTGGTTTGGTGCAGAGTTGCCTGACACTAAGTAAAAATGGGACGTTACTATTTAGCCTTAGCCATTTCTCTTTTAGTACCAGCCATCTGCTTTGCTGGCACACTGTCAGGCGTTGTAGTTGGCATTAAGGATGGTGACACCATTTACCTTTTAACGCCTGATCGCCAAAAAAAAGAAGTGAGATTTAATGCAATAGATGCGCCAGAAAAGGCACAGCCGTTTTACAACAAATCACAGCAGTCATTATCTAACTTATGCGCGGGAAAAGATGCCACCGTCAATACCTATGGGCTTGATAAGTATGGACGCACGCTAGGTGATGTATTTTGCCAAGGTAAAAGCGCAAACGTGCACCAGGTTGAGAATGGGTATGCATGGGTTTACAGACAGTATAGCAATGATGCGAACTTGATAGCGCTAGAAGCTGCAGCAAGATCTAAAGGGATAGGGTTGTGGAACGACCCGTCACCAATTCCACCATGGGATTTCAGGCATGGAAAAAGGCCAGAAACCTTTGAACAAACGCAGGCGAGGGTAAAGGCATCAGCAAATAGTGCTGAGGGCTTTAGCTGTGGTAGTAAAAGATATTGCCGACAAATGGTGAGCTGTGAAGAGGCTAGGTTTTATTTAAAACAGTGTGGCTTGCATAAGTTAGATAAAGATGGTGATGGTGTGCCGTGCGAGGTGCTTTGTGGTGGGTGATGCGTAGCTAAGATTAGCTCTGACTCTTAGGAGGGTATATGCAATTTCAATGTAAGGCATGTTCAACCAAAATAGAATATGACCCAGCAATCACCCTAGAGGCAATGCCTAAAGGTTGGAGAATGCATCAAATTGGAACGTCTAGGGTCTTATTGTGCAAATCGTGTGGAAGTCAGATAGATTTTAATGGTGAACACTCTCCCTATCTAAAGCAGATGTTAACTACAGGTAAGAACAATACTTGAAATGAGTAAAGGTATAAATGGAGCAATCATATGAAGCGGGATTGGGATTTAATACGTAAGCTGCTTACTGATGTAGAAGAAGATAATGTGCTTTTTTCTGAACTCCCTGCAGAGCCAAAGTGGGAGAATCAGACAGAAGCACAATATATAAAAGAGTTAGATGCATTTAGAGCAATTGAAAGCAGAATATTCGGGCACTTTGAAATGCTGGTGGATAATGGGTATATCGATGGCTTAGATATCATACGACCTAATGGAAGCGGCTTTTATTATTCTTTACACCATCCTAGATTAACTATGGCAGGACATGATTTATTGGACACAATGAGGTCTGCAACCATATGGGAAACAATTAAAACCACCGCTAAAACAAAAGGCATTGAGCTGACCTTTGATGCTATTAAGTCGATAGGATCGTTAGTATTAAAAAACACATTGGGTTGAGGATGCTCAATGAATTTAAGGCTCTATATTTAATAGTAGAACCTTAGGTATTAAGTACAGTCTTACTAGTTAGTAACTTGCTTTACGATGTAATCGTCAGGTTATTAATAGCAGTTTATAGAGTGCTTTACATACTACTTAGTAACTAACTGTTTACTAAAGTAAAAAAAGGCGTTATTATTCGAAGCATTGTTGGCAAACATGTCAACAAAATTTTAAGATATTAGAAAATTAATTGGGGAATATAATGAGCACAAATTCATTACAAGCGGTGGAAGCCATGCTTAATGAAAGTGGCGTGCAAGACGTTAAGTTTATGTTTAAGCGTGAAGCGATAGCTTTGCCGATGACTGACTTTCAAGACGATGTGGCTGATGTTCTAGCTAAATTTCATGCAGGTAAAAAGACTGTAGTGTCTGCATTGCCTTCAGAAGAGCTATCAATTAATTAATAACTACGTGTATTCAAAAAAAGACCCTTATGGGTCTTTTTTTATAGGCTGGGATTTATGGATTTAGATTTAAGAAAAATAAAAATTACTCTTGAAAACTCTCAAGCATTGAGAGACACGTATTTCGATTATTACCATAATGGTAAGCCATATATTAGCGTAAATGACTTATTGACTATAGTAGAAACTAATCTGGAAAAGAAAGTTACATTATCCTTTCACGAAGATCACTATAAAGACCACTCAATGCATAGCTTTGTGGCTGTTAATTCTGACGGTTCATTTGAGATATGTTTATTAAATGGAATGACGAACTGCTGGAACAGATTTTCTTTATGTAAAGAGTTGTTTCATGTAGTACTAGACTGTGAGGATGCAAGAAATTCATCGTTACCAGAACACTTAATTGACTTTAGATCTTCAATTATGGACGGTGCGATTGAAGGTAGTGAGTCTTCAAAAAGCGAAATATTAACTGAGTTTGCTGCTATGCAGTTTCTTTTCCCTTATCAAAGAAGACTTGATTGCCTAAAAGAAATTGAAGCCAGAAAAGATGAGTCAATAAAGTCGGTATACGAAGACATGGCTGTTAGGTTCCGCATCCCAAGGCTATTGGTTGAAGACTATCTAAGCCCGAGACTAATTGAATTTTTTGACTCAATATCATGGACAGGTAAATCAGACTCACGATAGACTGAGATAGCATGAATATTAAAACCCGCATCTGCGGGTTTTTTATTGCCCAAAATATTAACGATTACCATATCACCATTAGCGGCAACCACTTAGCGGCTATATCCCCATGCGCCCCACAATGTTATCCACAGATTTTGTGGAGATTTGCATTTATCATATTGGTGCTGTTACCGATATGTTCACTCATTAGGCTCTTCCACTTTTAGCTCCATCTCTAACCTGGTGATTAAACCGGCACTATCGTTTAGAGAGTGCACGGCTTGGGTGACTATCCATTTAGTGCTGTCTATTACTGGTTTCCAGCCGCTTACGGTAGCCGGTTGCTCTGGTGATATCTCTGGGCGGCCCAGTGCTAGCGTTAGCCCAAATGTGGAAGTGCCGCGTTTTAGGCGTGTGTATTCTGCTTTGGCTGCGCGTATTGCGTTAGCTTTGTTTGCGTAGATATGACGCAGCACTTTAATGTTATCTGCGCTTGCTGTCATGGATGCGTCAGGCTCGTAGGCATTACTGGCCAGTGCGTCTTTTTTAGTGACATTTACATTTTCAGCGGTGATATTGATTGGCGTTTTTTTCCCTGTGCCGACCTCTCTGTAGTATGCAGTTACCGTGCCGTAGTTGCTTTTACCCTCACTCAGATCTCTATATTTATTACGTGCTGCACGCATCGCGCTGGCTTTGGTTTTGTATAGTTTATTTAGGCTATAAACACGGCCTTTCGCGTTAATGGTGGTGGCTGGTGCTGCGCCTAAGTCTGCACCTGAGACGTTGCCTTCATCGATTAGAACTTCACCTTTAATGGCTTGCGCCATGTCGTTGTAAAGTGCTTTTACGCCTGTGTAGGTGTCGCGGTCTGCCACGCCAAATCGGTGTTGATCACCACTTGCCCGGGTGATTTTAACCGGCGCTAATGGTTTGCCGGATACGCTGCGGCCAGTGCCTGTTTTAAGAAATAATAGATTGCCTGATTTAACAGTGAAGAGGGCATCGAACATTTTAGCCAAGCGCGAGAGTAAGTTCACATCTGACTCGTTTGTTTGGTCTATGTGCTGTATGGCTTGTGTGGCTAAATCGCTAGGGATTACCGCTTTTAAGCTATTTTCTTTTGCGATGCTGGTGATGATATCGCCTACGCTTTTGTTGTGCCATGAGCGTTCTTTTTGTGTTGTTAGTCCTGCACGTAGATCTGCGCTTCTGGCACGCATGGTGAGCTTATCTGGGGTGCCTGAGTGTTCTACATCATCAACAATAAAGGTGCCTTTATCAATTAATCCGCTAACTTGCCAGCCGATGGCTAAATTAAGCTTAATGCCGCGATGTGGAATATCCAGCTTGCCGTCATGATCTAGCAGCACGATATCGAGCTGGTCAGCTTCAGGCCCTCTGTTTTCAGTGAGCGTTAAAGACTCTAGCCTATCTGCAAACGATAGGGTGATGTCTTTATTATCTAGGCTGATTTTAAATGCTGCTGCCGGTTGGGTTTCTATTTGCATATTGCTATCGGATGAAGTCTAAGATTTTGTCGTTAATGGCGCCTATTTTGTCTAGCTGGTCGTCACCCACACGTGTTAGGTTTAGTGAGAATTCAATACGCCTTGCTTTGCCATCACTAAAAAACAGTTCTTTGTTAACGCTCAGCTTTTCAATCACGAAGAATCCATAGACGCGCCCTGTGCCTTCAACTAGTGGCCATTGCTCTCCTGTGTCGCCCATGTGGCGGATTAGATCTAGCGATAAGTCGCCACCTGAAACTTCAGGGAGTAGCACGCCTGATAGATTGATGGTTTCGTCATCCACACCAGCAAATTGCCGTGCAGGGCGTAACCCTACGCGGCCTGCTGATGGGTGGCGCCACGCCATTTCATGCGTAAGCTTTTGATAGGGCAGGGTATCCATACTGAATACAAATAAACCTAGTGACATCATCATGGCTTAATCTCTATCTCTTAATGTTGAGCGGCTACGTGCAACTGCTGCGTTGTTGGTTTTTTCTACTTCTTGTGATACTAGTTTTGCTAGCTGCGCCTCGCTCATGCCTGGTGTTGGGTGCACGTTAATTACCGGAGCATGTGTAACGGCCTGCGCATAGTTATATCCTCGGGGTTTGATCGCTGGCGTGTTTTTAATGATAGGGCCACCAGTGCCAGCACCAGCAAGTGCTAACCCGCTGTTCTTGCCACCACCAATCCACTCTTTTACTTTGGTGATTGCCTTCATGATTGGCTCTATAAAGCTGTTGAATGTTTTGGTGATGCTATCCCATAATCTTGTAAAGAAGCCTTTAATTGGCTCCCAGTATTTGTAGATTAGCAGGGCAGATCCAGCAATAGCGGTAACCGCTAGGCCGATTGGATTTAATAGCAGCATGCGCCCAATGAATCCAATTACCATGCCTACGCCGCGCAATACTGGAATGAGCAAGCCGCCTTTAATACCTATCATTCCAAGGGCATAACGCATGAGGATCATTGGCCCCATAATGGCTGCAATGGCAATCAACAAACCACCAACACCAATGGTGATGATTGATAGTGCTGCTACCACTTTTAATATATAGCCGGTGAGAACAGGGTGCTCTTTTACCCAATCGCGCATGCCAGACGTTATTGACCTGATGACTCCCAAGATATCTATCAACGCGGGTTTTAATTGCTGGCCTAATTCAGTGCTTGTGTTGAACGCTGAGTTCATTGACATTGTGTATTGCGCATCAAGGCTGTTATTTTGCGCAGATGACTCTTTAGCCATAGAGCCTTTGGCCTGAACATCTTTAGTGAGCTGCAGCTGGCGGCGGTACTCTTGCAGGTTTTGTGCGAGCTTAGAGGCGTCATCTCCATACTCAACTCCAAATAGCCTAGTGGATGCTTCTAGCTGCTTATCTTTAGGCAAGGCTTTGATTCTATCTAATACATCCAAGATAGTACCAGTTGCGTTTTTGTTCATGGCTTGCTGTAGCTTGGTTGCCTCTAGGCCTAGCATTTTTAAACCACCAGCGTACCGTTTGGATGACTCTAAAATAGGGGCATTAGATAAGCGATTAATCATTGCATTAGATGCGGTGGCTGCTACCTCTTCAGACGCCCCCAGCGTTAGGAATGTAGAGCCTAATGCAGCGGCTTCTTTAAAGTTCATGCCAGCGGTTGTAGCGGTACCAGCAATGCGCTTCATTACGTTGATGATGTCTGCGCCTTTTGATTGTGCGTTGTCATCTAGGTAGTTAACGGCATCACCAAACTCATGGATTTTATCAATTGGAATTTTATATAGGTTTGAAATCATCCCAACATCTTCAGCCACCTGGTCTGTTGGCAGTTCAAAAGCGGCTGCCATAATAGCGGTTTGCTCTGTAAACGTGAGTAGGTTTTTTTTACCCTCAATGCCCATGCGTGCAGAACCCTCTACCAATTGGGCCAGCTGTATTGAAGTAAGTGGCAAGCGCTCAGACATGTCTTTGATGGCATCGCTCATTTCGTAATACGTTGAGGTATATGCACCATTAGCATCACGTGCACCGTTGACCTGTTTTGTTACACCAAGCATCGCGGTTTCAAAGCTTGAATAGTCTTTTATTACCTTAACGATAGGCACCCCAATTGCGACACCCGTTGCTGCGGTGCTTGCGCCTGCACTAGCTAGCTTGTCACGCGTCTGTAGTGACTTGTCACGGGCCGCTGTGATGGCATTGATGCGCTTGGCTAGTTCACTTTGCTTTTCAAGTGCGATGGTTTGCTTGCTCACTTGCTCGGTAGCGCTTGCCATATCTGCTTTTAATTGGCGTTGGTGAGTTGCCAATTTTGCGGTGTCTATGCCACTGTTTGATAGTTGTGATCGTAATTGTTGCTGCTTTTGAATTAGATCATTGTGCTCTTGTTTAAGCCTGCCTGCCTCTTTAACCGCGGCATTGAATGCTTTGTTCATGGCGGCTGTGGGTTTTTCTACGCCATCCATCTCTTGCTTAAGCTGTTTGATTTTAGCGCTAGATGCTGCGAGTGAGTTGTTGTTGATGGCAATGTCTTTATCTAACTTACGAAAGCCATTGATATCATTTTGCTGGGCATTCAGTGCACGCAGGTTATCACGTGCGGCTTTGAGTGCTTTGGCTGTCTCAGAACTGCCTTTGGTGATGGCTTTAAGTGGAGCTGTTGCTTTGTTGATTGCTGATAGGATTACTTCTAATTTCAGGTTTTGACTCATTCATCAGCTCCACTTCTTACTTTTGCATGTTCTCGCCACTCCATAAGCTCTACGAGTGACATTTTTTCTAGATCAGACAATTGCCAGTGAAACACACTAGCAATATCTGCCATGGCTTCTTCTACGCGGGTTGGTAGGCCGCCTGCATTGTTGCTTTCGGTAACAAAAAACTGCTCACCACTGCACCGAATTGCATTAAATCTGCTGGGTCTAGGTGTTGAACTTCATATAGAGTAAGCGATGGGTCACTAATGCGAGGGATTACTTTCTCTAATGCTGCTACATCCATTTGAAGCAAATCAGTCAGGTTTGTCCCGCGAAGTTCACCTGAGTCTGGCTTGCGTAAAGTAACTTCTGTAATTTCTTTTTCACCACGTTTGATTGGTGTATCTAAGGGAATTGAATTTGATTGTGTCATTTGAGTCTCCATAATTTATTAAAGTTACTGCGCTAAATTAGCGCAGTAGTTAGGGTTAGTAGCCGTCCCAACCTTCACGCATGGTTAGCTTAGGCCGATAGCTTTGCGTTGATCTGCAAGCATGTCTATGCCATTTACACGTTCAACCATGTTGGTTAGGTCTAGCTCGATGATTTCAGCACCATCTATTGTTAACTTGTAATAGCTGAGAGTAAGCTTTACTTTCATGTCGCTGTTTTCACCTACTTTGGCGTTGCCTGAGTCAATTTCTTCAATACGGCCACGCATAACCACCTCAACCGCTGATACGATTGATGTTGTGTCCTCCTGATATGCACCAGCAAAGCGCAACAGCATGCCATCAACGCGAGTGCTCGCGTATTGCTGAAACACTTGCGTTACTAAGCCGCCTAGTGTGACTTCTGCTTCTATACCTGCTTGGCCTAAATCAATTTTCACAGGGCCGTTCATACCACCGGCGCGGTATTCTTCCATCACCCGGCCTAATTTTGGCAATGTAAGCTCTGGCACTTGGCCTAAGTAGCTTTTTGCATCGTTAAAGAGGTTAAAGTTCTTGAGTTTGCTTGGGAGTGCCATCATTTTTCCTTTACTGAATTTACTTTAGATACTGGCACCAGGTGCATTACAAGGTGCCAGTGTGTGTTAGGCCTGTGCGATTAGATCGGCAAAGTCCACCAAGTAACGGTTGGTAATACGTTGACGGAACATTAAGTTCTCAAGCGGTGGCACTGGGGTGTAGTCGTAATCGATATATAGCTTGCCTGACTCCAGCACCTCTGCGGTGTTTGGTTCTGGGTCAAACCAGCAATCGCCATCGATAATGTAGCCGAGTGATTTAAGTTCGCGGAATTTAGCTTTGATGCCTTCGATAATGTCGCGAGCCAAGCTTGGGTTTAATGGCGCATCTACTGCCCACATGTGCGCTTCTGCAATTGTGTCGGCTAACACTTGTGCAGTACGGGTGTAGTTTTCAAAAGCAAATTTAGGGTCAATAGAACATGTACGTGACCCCCAGAAGCGGTAGCCGCTATGGTTAACTAGTGTGGTGACTTCTTCTGCATTTAAATAGCCTGCGTCTGTTGCGGGGTCTTGTAGATCCCAGAAGATATCTTTGCTTAAACCAATGACGCCATTCACTGGTATGTTTGAAATGGTTTTATGCCAACCGATTTCATTATCTAGTTTTGCACGTAAGCCTAATGCACGTGCTACTGGTGAGCCTACTGTTGCTGCACCGTTCCAAGTTAAGAACTCTGGCCAGATAACCATTACTTCACGTGCGCCAAAGTTATCGCGGTAGGCGACTGCATCTTCTTTAGTTTCTGCACCGTTAGCATGAACATAAGCAAACGCACGTAACTTTTGAGCAATGCTTACTAGCTCTGTTGCTACTGGCAATGTGTCGTGATCTGGCACGCCTAAAATGCGAGGGGTAACGCCTAGCTGCGCTTTGGCTGCTAGCAGTGCTTTCATGCCGGTGTATTGGCCTTGAGCTGTTGTAGTGCCGATAATTTTAGTGTTGAGGTCTGCTTCACGTGCTGCAGCATCTACGCCTTCGCCTTCTTCAACACGCACAACCACTACTAGCGTATTGGTTTGGTCTGCAATTGCATCTAGTGATTTTGCAAGGTTACCAGATACACCGGCCTTGCCGATTGCGGCTTGCACATTGGTGATTAAGATAGGTTTGTTTAGTGGAAAGGCTGCAGCGTCAGCATCGTCTGAAGCGCAAACCATACCAATAATGGATGTATTAATAACACGAATAGGTCGCGTGCCTTCTGTAATTTCTGTTACACGGACGCCGTGGTGATAATCGACTGGCATTTATATTCTCCAAGCTATTGAGTGGGTCAATTCGCGTAGCTTGCCGAATGCGATTGTGTATGTGTGTTGCGACAGTTCTAATTGATTTATATAGAACGCGTTATGTGGTTGCGTCATAATGCTTGAATGACTAACGATGAATTTAACCAATGCCAGTTAAAAGTTAAACTGGATTTTAGAGTGGTAGAGGCTGCGCGTTTTGTGCTGGTGCATGCTGGATCAGTAGATACAGCCGTGGCCTTATACTTTGCGCATGTGGCCGATGGTAAAGAAAAGGTACTCTCGGCTATTAAACTGTTTCAAGAGTACCTTAATGATAAAGATTAAAAGAGGCCGCTGGCTTTCATTGGGTCGTAGTTCGTGATCACAACTTCTTTACTGGTTTCTGCGCTACCGTGCACATTGGCTACGCTGTACTTAATGCCTAAGGCTTCACCGTCTAGAATAGTTAAGCCATCGAATGCAGCACGGATATCTGGGTGATCGTTTAGGCTTACCATCACCTTGCCTTTGCAGGTTTTCATGAAGGCTGCCATTTTTTCGTATTCTTCAAACTCAAACGGCACACCGTAACCCTCTGTTTGCCAGTAGGGTGGGTCGCAATAAAAGAAGCTGTGCGGCCTGTCGTAGCGTTTCATGCAGTCTAGCCATGGCAGATTTTCAACTTGCGTGCCTTGTGCCAACCTTACCCATGCATTTGATAGGCTTTCTTCTATGCGTAATATATTGATGGCTGGTGCGGTTGTGGCTGTGCCGTAGTTTTGACCTTCAACTTTGCCGCCAAACGCATGGTGCTGCAGATAATAAAACCGTGCTGCGCGTTGAATGTCTGTGAGGGTTTCTGGGCGGGTCATCTTTGCCCATTCAAACAGCTGGCGGCTACTGATAGACCATTTAAAATGACGGACGAACTCTTCAAGGTGGCTTTGGAGTACACGATACAAGCGTACTAGATCACCATTGATATCGTTGAGGACTTCAACCTTTGCTGGCTGCGGCCTTAGAAAGTAGAGTGCTGCACCGCCGCAAAACACTTCTACATAACATTCATGGGCTGGGAATAGGGGGATTAACTTGTCGGCAAGACGGCGTTTACCGCCCATCCAAGGGATAACTGGCACTGCATTTGACATAACAAAACCTTTCGCTGTGATTAATCATCAGCTAAACTAGCGCCGCCGTGTCGACATGGCAGGGAGCTTTAGCTGATATGCACAGGTTGGTTCTGTGTGTGGAAGTGATCATTGTCATGTTGACGCATGGCTTTGATCGCTCTCTCAACACCTTAATGCTTTAAAAAAATACTTCCATAAAATTTGGTTCTAATTATGATTATTTAGAACACGGTAATTTATAGGCTCAAAAAAAACCGCCACTTGGCGGTTAATCTGCTAATAACTCCTAAACCCAATAAACCTGTTGGCATAAAGTAACCTATCTTTTTGCTTATGGGATTTCCAGCCGACATTTATCGTTAGATACCTTTTACCCAAGGGTACATGACACTCAAACTGAAAGCTTTTTTTAAACACTTTTAGCTCGTACCAAAATCCAGCACCTTCAATGCCGTTTGCATAAACACGGCAATAGCTTTCTTTCGGACGACTGAATAGCGCATAGTGAAAGCCATATGCGCAATTGCGCCATAACCACATTAATCGGCAGTAATAGCGAATTAACGATTTACGATCATAATCTGACTGTGTCCATGCCCTTGCGAATGCAAACCAGTGGTCGGTGTTGTACATCCCATACCACCACTCATCAACCGCGTTATCATGAGTTTGAAACCAATAGAGTGGTGTGATGATGTATTCACGCGGCATAGTCACGTATTGTCGGTTAAGGCGCTTGACGACATCATGACGTACCTGTTTTCGTATGAAACAGGCAACCAATGGCGCCAGCAGGTAACAGGCCAGCTCAATAGCTAGTGCTGGAATAAAATATAAAAGCCAGATTATAACGTTCATGGTTTTCCTTCATCGTATTCAATGGAGTTTTCGCAGTGGTTAGCTTCAATCTTGTCTAATATCTTACAAAGTACGCATGCCCATTTTTCACCGCGTTTACGTGCTTTCGCAGCTCTGCTGCTGATTAACTCATCTTCATTACCACCAGTAGTTGCATTACCTAATTGGTCGAAAGATTTAGCGATTAACAAGGCGCGATTACTGCCGCTGATAATGGCACAGAGCATCCAAACTGCTGCAACAAGGTTAGCTGCTTGGCACAGCACCCAGATACCTAGCATGTATAAGCGCCACTTCATGCTTATGCCGTGACGATTTCACCAACGCGCTGGATTGATAGCGCCAAGGCCTCATGAACCTCATCAAGCGTTACTAGCGCAATTGTGTTGTCCGCAAGCTTCCAGTTTGCCGTTGTTTGGCCAATAAAATTAGCTGCTGTAATTGCGCTTAACATGTTGTTTCTAGCGGTTTCGTTTCCGTCGAATATTTTGCCACTGGATGTGGTGACTGTGATTGAATTAAGTGCTAGTAACTTATCTTTTTTAGCCTGAATTACTGCCAGCTCATCCAACTCATCCTGAGTTGGTGGCGGTGCTACATATTCAACTACCTTACCATTAACAACGTCAAATTTGTTTAGTTGGGCGTTGCAGTAGCGACTATAAAGCTCATCAGGAATATCCAAAGCGTCATCTGGAATATTTTTGGAAGCTCCAACAACATAAACTCCACCAGTTAATTTTGAGTATTTTGCTTTCATTACTGATCCTTATTTACCAATTAAAAAAACTTTAGGTGCCGTAGTAACGCCGTTACTTGACGCACTTCCAGTTTGATTTCTCTGAACAACCATATTAGTTAATGTAGGTGGTGACGATTGATAAAACAAATCACAAGCACCAGATGCAGACGCTTGCTGAGTTGAAACGCTAGAAAAATATGCTGCGGTTACAAAAGCAAGCGGGAATGTGACGGTTTGACTAACCTCTGTGTTATTTGCCGGGTCTGTCGCACCAGTTGCCCACTGGAAAATAATACCCCCTAGCCAATCTGGGAATTTAATAAAACCATTTGTAGTAAATGAGTAAGAAAACCCAGCCGCCACAGCTATTGCTGACATGGCACCACGAATCCAGCTAGTGCTTGCCGCACTACTGCTGTTGTCCACAAAAGTAGGGTCGCTAGCAGCAGTGACAACTGTTGAGGCGCCAACCTTCTGAAACGTTAAACCAGTGACGCCAATCGTCACCGCACCATCGTTGGTAACCTGCCAGTTAGTATCTGCATTGGTAGCACCTTGTTCAACTAGAATGATTGCGCCGCTGTTTATCTCAGCCCCGGTATCGGCATCTAAGGCTCTAGTGGCTGGCACTGCCGCACCATTCCAAATATAGATGCCACGGTTAGCTGCAGTAGCATTGTCTTTTTCTAAAAATCTATCACCAATAACCATCGCCACACCATCAATGTTTGCACCAGGTGCTGCTAAGTTAATTGCAGCAGTTGAAGCGACCTTTACGCTGGCTTTGTAATCTAATTGGTATAGGGCTTGGCTAATTGCATCTTGTACGAATGCAGTGGTAGCAATTGACGTGTCGTTATCACCAGATGCAGGTGTAGGTGCTTTGGGGTCTCCTGTGAATGTGGGTGAAGCCAATGGGGCTTTTAAAGCTAAAGCAGCTGTCATCGTAGCTGCAAAGTTAGCGTCGTTACCTAAGGCTGCGGCTAGTTCGTTTAATGTGTCTAGCGCTGCAGGAGATGAAGCTACTAAGTTTGCAATAGCCGTTTTCACAAATGCAGTGGTAGCAATTGATGTGTCGTTGTCAGCAGCCGCAGGGGTAGGTGCCTTAGGGTCGCCAGTAAATGTTGGTGACTCCAATGTTGCGCGTAATAGCAATTGAGCTAACAAATATTGCGTACGGCTTGCCAATTGTTTTGCTTGTAGGTTATCAATCCCTTCAGCACCACCCATCACAGGGTCGTCTGTTTCTAACTGGTAGATCTCAGCTTCCCATGCATTACCTTCTACTAAACCTGTCATCGTTTACTCCTGTTAAATCGTAATTAATCCGCGTGTATAACTGCCGTTACGTGTTGCATTACCGTTGTGTCTTAAAGCTGCTGCAGTAAAATCCATATCGACCAAATGGCAGCAGTTACGCTTTACTGAAGCGATCATGCGTAGGATTGCCTGTGATTGATCTATGGTGATCGGGCGCTGCAGGACAATGCGAAAAGTTGCCCATTGTGTAGGCCCACCACGGCGGCGTAGGCCATTACGCGTAGCTTCACCGTTGTGTTTGATGTAATTAGCGCGCTCAATAAGAATTGCATCTGGATGACCGCGAATTGCTAGTGCATCTAATACTGCTTGAGGGGTACCTTTGCGCTCGTGAATTGGGATTGACTCTTCAATGGCCGCACGTTTTTTCTGCTCTGACCAATCGGTCTCCCAGTCATCAACTGAGTTTGCCCACGCTAACCATGGCAGTAAGCTTTTAGGGCAGGTTTGCGCGCTCCATAGGTTAGGGATTTGCTTTTCATTCTCATAATTAGTGAGCACTTTTTCTAGCGCACGCTCAAGTGGGGTGGTGTTTTTTGGGAGTAGCGTCATCCTGTAATCTCCACAATTGCCACCGTTAATTCGGTGCAGAATGCTGCTTGATGATCCGCCACTGTGATGTTTTCACTAATATTTAGCGTTACATCCCAAACTCCTTCTTGCTTTGCTGCTTTATGAAAGCCTGCAATGGTGTGGCTTACGCCTAATTTGCGGCTGGTTTCTATATAGTTAGCAACTGCATTGTTAGATGCGGATACGATTAAGTTGTGGTCTGGCCCTTTGTATACTTTTAAGCCTACGTTTAGCGTGTAGGTGATGATTTCAGCCGCTTGCACGATGACTTCTTCACACATTGGTCTGATGTTATTGGGGTTAACTCTTGCCTCAACTGCATCGAGTATTGGTTGGCTTGGTACACCTTGCCCCTCACGTGATAGAACGGTGACTAGGCTTGTGCCTGGTACTGGGCTAGATGCAAATGCGTCTTTCACCATGCCGTGTGCGCTTAGTGCGTGGAATTTGTAAGCCTCAGATGGGCCTGCGCATGAGTAAGACTCTGGTTTAAGTGCCAAGCGGTTTCGGAAGTCTGTGTCTGACTCCATCACTTGCTCAACTGGTGGGAATGCGTCAGGGTCTGCCTCAGTAATGACTAGTCGCAGCTCACCGCGATAGTAAGTAAAGCCGATGTGATCAAGGTCTGGCCCTGAGCTGTATGCAAGTAATACTGCTTTAGCTTCATCGTTATAGCGAGCCTTTAGCCTTAACTCACGCCATGCTGCTAGTTGCATAAGCTTTACTAGTGGCTCTGATTCCAGTGTTAAGGTTTCTGCACACTCAGGGGCTAATAGAATTAGCTGATCTTTGTAATCTTGCAAGATAGATTCAAAGTCTAAGTCTTCAATCAGACTTGGTGCTGGAAGCTCTGATAAGTTAATGGCTACAGTCATCTTAGGCCGCCGATAGGGATGTTAATAGATAGGCTATTGCCAGCTTGTGGGCCATCAATACGCACCGCATGCATGTCAATATTAGTTGCGCCATTTTCAGCGCCTAATGTGACGTTTACTTGCCTAATGGCGATACGTGGCTCCCACTTTGCTAATGCGCTAACCGTGGCTGCAATAAGCCTTAAGTTGTTTGGGGCGTTGTGTGGGTGATCAATCATCTCAGGCAGCAGTGAGCCGTAGTCGCGGCGCTCGATGCGTGTGCCGATGAGCGTGGTTAAAATGTCGCGGCAGCTTTGCCAGATATGTTCTATATCTGTAATTTTGCGGCCAGTTTTTGCGTTCATGCCTATGCTTTTCATACTGGCTGGCCTGTGTTGCTACCACCGGCCACAACGCCGGGGTGTAGGTGGTGTACGAGGCTGATGCCGTCCGCTGTAACGTCACCAGTAATATTTGCGCCAGTGTTTTCGCCTGCATAGCCGACCATGCCGTTTTCATATGTGAGTAAGTCTTGAATGTTGACCTTGCCTGTGAAGGTGACTTGTGGGCAGTCAATCAGGATGGATGTGGCAGCTTGTACCAGTGCGGTTTTAATACCAGTGGCATTAAGTGCACCAGTAGCATGGTTGTAGCTTATGATGGCGCCGTCTGGGTATTCACGCACGCATTCTTCAGGGTTGGTGCTTGGTGCATTAAAGGCGTTACTGTAGAGGCCAACTAGCACTACACCTGCAGCAACTTCACCACTTGGGCTTAATACAATGCATTGCTCACCTTCGGTTGGTGGATCCCAATCTTTAGTTGTGCCGGCACGTAAGTTAAACCAACGTAACCAGCCTGTAGTCAAGCCGCCACTAGCCACACGGCAAACTTTTTGGTCGTGATCAACCTCGTGTATTGTGCCTACACGGATGAGGTTTTCAATTAATCGGGAGAGTAGGGCTAAATCCATGTGATGAATTTAACTAAGTGCAAAATAGTAGTGTGGCTAGGGCAGTTCTATACGTAATAAATAGAACTATGGCGAGTTACTTTGCTAAGTGATCAATCACCTGGTCTTTGATGTGGTTGATATCTGCATCGGTAAAGCCTAGTAGCTGGCGCTCTGGGTATTTAACAGTGAGGTTACGGATGCGGCTGACACGATCACGCAGGCCAAACTGGTGAACCTTTGCGATGCGCTCTACTTGTGGCGTAAACGAGATGCTCACTTGGTTTTGTGTGGCCTTGGCTTTTAAGTGCCGGTTAAGTTTAATTTTAGTAAACATAGCACGTTTTATGCGACCTTTTTTACTGCGTTTTTGTGGTTTGCGTGGCTCGTATGCAGTGCCGTCTGGGTTACGCTGTGCAGTAATGCGCTGCGCTTGTGATGCTCTTAGGTCTTTGGCTATTTCTCTCGATAGCGATTGGCGTGCGGTACCGTTAAGGTTTTGCACCAAGCCTTGGGCGAACACTTCTAGTTTTTTTACATCATCAGTCATTGGATAATAACTTCAAGCGGCGTTTGCAGTACTTCATTATCGTTAGCGAATAACTGCCAGCCAGTAGGGCCGGTGATGTCGAGTAATTTAGGCTCTTCTGCATGGCGAGAGACTAGCTTCCCTTGCTCTAAGGTAACAATAACAGCCTCTGTGAGCGCAAGTGTGATGCTGATATCTGTGTTTTTATGGTTGATTATTTCTGCCTCAAAACTCATGCCACTATCTGGCTTGCCAGTGAGTAAGCTTGGCTGATGCTCTCTCACCCAAACCAATAGCGGGATAAAGATATTGTCTGAGTGGGCGCTGTAGTCTGTAATGATGACATTCAGCGTGTAGTGGTACTCAAAGCTAAAGGTCGGTGCTTGTGTGCTGACGATTTGACCTTTATCGATAAAAACCAGCACTCGCTCTGGGTTCTTTTTCAACTCTGGGAGGGCTGCTTCTAACGCAGTACGCAAGCTGCTTGGTTTATTCATTTTTTGAGCCTGTGCTTGTACGGTTACTTTGTTTTTGTTGGCATTCGTAAACGGCATCTACTTGAGACGCACAATCGTGCCATGCTGCTTCTGCCGCCTCTACATTGCGGCGCAAGTCACCATTAGTTTGTGGGTTGGAGGCTGGTAATTGGCAGCGCGTCACGCTCGGACAGCCAATTTCTATAATCCTGACTTCCGGTAAAGGTGGGGTGCTGCCGCAAGCTGATAACAGGATCAGGCAGGCGAGTGTTAGACCATGTTTTAATTTGCTCATTTTCTTGCTCCAATGTGCGGATAGTTTGCTCGTGCTTGGTTAATAGGTTTTTAGTGGTAGATAGCTGCGCAATTAGATTGCTGTGTGCTGCTTGGTTTTCTTTTTCGCGCGTTGTAATCTGCGTGATGATTTCCTGCTGCGCGTTTACCTGTGCCTTTGCTGCATTACGCTCTACCGTTAACAAGTTGTTATCACCGGTGAGAGATTTGTTTTTATAGGCGAGAATGCCTACAGCTGCTACGGACGTAATGATTAAGCTAACGATTATCCATGTTTTAATATTGGTCATGCTGTGGCCGTTTCTTCCGCATAGCGGTCATAAGCACGGGCTAGTTTGGTGTCGTACATATTGTTTTTGTAAGCAGGGCCGTTGTAGATGCGTGCGAAGTCTGCCCATTTTTTTGCCTTTAGCGCTTTGTGTAACGTTACATCGGCCTGAATGAAGCGAACAAATGCGGTGAGTTGCGCAGCCTCGCCACTTTGCATGCTCTCAACAAAGTGTTGAATGCTGTTATAGCCTAGTGCCTTCCAGTGGTAGCCCATGATTTGGAACTGCCCCCAGCTGCAGGACTCTAGCGCGATGTCGTGATCAATGGCTTGTGCTGATTTAAGGCGCGTGTACTCTGGCCAGCCGCCACGGTAACCACCAGGCACTTGACCTACCAATTTAGGGTATTTGATAGCGAGGGTGTCTGCATCGTAGCCAGCTGCTTTAAGGCGGCGATACATGATGTGGCGCTCAAACAGTATTTTTGCCCGGCCATCTTCAAAGAAGCCAGCGCCGTTGCTTTCTACTTCGTTCACGGCCATGATGCTTGGCACTGATACGCCTAATGCTTCTGCAGCTGCGATGATGTGCTGTTGCGTGAGAAACTTTGGGTTTTTATTACGCGTTCTTAATGTTTGTAAGGTTTTTTCACCCACCAAGCCGTCAGGAACCAAGCCCATTTTAGTTTGAAATGCTTTAACTGCTTGCTCGGTGTTTGCATCAAACAGTGAGTCTTCTTTGACGTTGTAACCCTGTGCTACTAGCAGGCGTTCTACTTCACGTACTGCATCGCCTAGATCACCGTTGCGGATTAAAGCTGTTGTCATAGTGGACTCCTGTTTTTAAGTTTGTTGGTTAGCCAGATTTCCATTGCATAAATTGCGCGGCTGCCCATGTGTCCTGAAATACCTACTATTGCAGCTGTGATAAGCGCATTAAAATTTGCTGCTTCGCATAGCCAGAATGTGAGGACACCAGCAAACCCAGCCGTTACAATCTCACCGATTAACTCCACAAAGTTGCAGGCGCGAGCTTCACCTTTTTTAACTTTGTTGATAAAAGAAACTAAGCCGCCCCAGCAGGACAGAAAGATTACCCATCCATAAGTGATGAGCTGATAAGTGGTAGGGTCTTTTTCAGGCATGCTTTTTGGCTTTCTGTCTTTTGTCATAATCGTCACGGCAATCGGCATCGCAGAATAAAACTTGCTCTCCGACTGGCTCCCAACAGTTGCGGCATTTACCACATGGTTGCACCGTAGGTTTTCTATACTTAAGTGCTTCGGCTCTATCTGTTTCTTCAAATGCGGTTGCAATGTCGTCTACTCTCATTCATTAATCCCATAGTTGCACTACTTGTTTATTGTTGGTTTTGGTTGGTGCGTCTGGCATTTCTACTGGGTGGCCAACTGGCAGAACATCACCTATTGATGCAAGGCCTTGGTTGGCTTTAAAAACTAGCTCACTCATGCCTTTTGTGCTGCCGTAGTAGCGGTAGCAGAGGCTGTCTACTGTGTCACCTTGGTTAGCATAAATAACCATTAAATTAGCTCGATGGTGGTGCGGCTAATGCCTAAAATATCGTTGATGGCCCAGCGTGCGTCACGTTGTAAATTACCAACGCTTGGCTCTAGATCATCGGCACGCTTGTTGCCTTCATTACTGCTGTCGTAATCAGGATAGCGTTCAATAATGTTGGCTTTAGTTAGGCAGGAAACAGCGAGTGTGTAGCGCTGTATGTTCGTACTGATGTTATCTAACGTGCTTGCTGGTACGGCTGCTAGATTTTCGTGGCCGTTTGCTACCTTGGTTTGCTTCCATTTGACTAACTCGCTGTTAACCGTATAAATGGCATTAATGGTTAACTCTCTTAACCGTGGTGAGGTGATGGTGCCGTCTATGCGAATTAAATCACGTATGGTGGTGAGGCTTACATCTGGGAACCAGCCATCGTTGACGATTACCGCTTCATTTTCTTCTGCTACTGGCACTGTGGCGGTTACTTGAAATGTCATGCTGATTTTGTCCTTAGTTGGATGGTGGAAAGGGTGATTAATAGTAGGAGACCAGTCCGATTAATCACCCTTTGCCATCCAGTGCGGGGTACGCTCGGTTATGCTGCGGTTTGCGCGGCTAAATTCTTGAGTTGGCGCTGTACGTATTCGATGTCTTTTTTAACACCTGATTTTTCGTGCAGCTTGTATGCTCGTGTGAAGCAATCTAATGCATAGTTGAGGCGTGTTAGCTCGTATGGCACTAGTGATTCATCGGTTAATAGTGCGTAACCCAATACTTTGTAGAGCTTTGCTTTTACTTCGTCTGGCATGTCTTGATCTAGCGTGACATCCATGGCTTTACGGATGATTTCAATATCAATCGGCTCTTTAGCGTTGTGTGCTTTTAGGTAGAAGTCTGCGATTTCTTCAGCGATCACTACCGCAGTCTGGCGCTGATATTGATCAGGCATTTTTAGCTTGTGTTTAATTGCGTAGGCGGCAATTTTGATTGCTTCGGCTAGGTTGCCTGCATCAATATGCCAAACCATTACTGTCATCAAAACATTGTCCTGCACGCCTTGATCACCTTCAATTACACCATCTACCCATGCGGTGTAATCTGGCAGTAGCTCACGTTTGATTACGGCGCGTGCCTCCATTGATTGCGTTTCGCTTAGGCGGCGTTTATCTGCCGCTAGCTTTACGAGCATAAGCTCGTATTGGTTTGCATTCGCTAGGCTGCGCTCTTGACCGCTGCCTTCTTCGGCTTGCAAGGCGGCGGTTGTTTTCTCAAAGTGTTTGCGTGCTGGACTGGTCATGTTTTTTCTTTCAGTAATGGTTGGCTTATTGCTTAAGTTGTTGTGATTTCAGTTAAGAGATCACAATGTTTTCTGCTAATGCACCGCAGCCGTAGTCTTCAACCACGTAAGCGTCATTTGATGACTCGTAGTTTTCGATACGGTCACGTTTAGCGTTATCAACCACCGTTCTGCGGCGTGCGCCTTCTTGCCAGTACACGCTTAAGTTATCCAGGCGTGTGACCAAGATTTTGCCAGCTGGGAAGTAAGGCACGGATACAGCAGGAATGCCACCGATACGCTTTTGGCTTTGTACCACTTGCGCTGCTAACTGCTCGGTTGGGGCTTGTGTTGCGTTGATTAATGGGAAGTATTTATCTGCCATTAAGCCACGGCCTACCACAGCTACGAGGTCGGTATCTTCGCGGTACCACGGTTCGATTAGGTTGTTGATCATGTCAAACACGAGTGCGTCTAGGTTTTTATAGTCGTCACCACCACCATCGCCAATTTTGATGGCGTTAGATGCTGCAACAATCTCATCCATTACGCGCTCTGGGGCATTTTCGCGGTATTTTTGTAACCAGCCCTTGTTTACGTCTTGCAGTAATGGGTTGGCGCCTTTGTCGCTAGTGGCAGCACGGCTGGTACCGTTAAAACCGATCATGATGCGATCTAGTGCTTGGCGCGTTAAGATTGCGTCACGAATGCGTGTTTGGAAGTCTGCAAACTTAGACCATGCATCTAATTTTGCATATGTTAGATGCGTGTCAAAGTTAGTTTGTGTGCAAACGTAGCCAATTGCATCTAGCGTGGTTAGGTCTGTGGTTGTACGGTCATTTGTCGCAGTATTTGTGGTGCCAGCTACTGGGCCACCAATGCCTAAACCTAGCTTTTCACCTTGTTGCTCGCTAACGCCAACAACATTGATGCGGCCTAAAAAGTCAGCCGATTCTGTCATTTTATTTTCTATGGTTTGCTGCACTGTTGGGCTTACTGTGAATTTCTCAACAGCACTGCTAACGCCACTGAGTGCGGCCACTTGGGCAAGGTAGGCGTTATATTTAACGCGGGTATCGTTTTTCATCGTGCGCTCCGGGTTGGGATTGAAGTTTTAAATGGGTTGTTTGTTTACCGTTTGAATTAGCAGTCGGTTGCGACTGTGCCATCGCCACCTGTTGCCGGTTTACGGCTGTGTTGGTTATTAGGCTGACTGTCCATTTGCGCCTTAAACTCTGTAAACGCTTTACGGTCTGCTGCGCTTTCTTCAGTCAGCTTTTTGATTGATGTATTGAGTGAGTCAATCGTGGATTGCTGTGTGGCGAATTGATCTAGTGTTGACTTTTGACTGATGGCAATTTCTTCTACTGCTTTGCTTACGCCAGTGAAGTTTTCAGTGTCGCTAGCAGTTTTCTTTGTCAGCAGGTCTTTTACTTTGTTGAATAATTGAGCACCCAAGCCTTCTGTGGTTTGTTCAATTTCAAGTTCAATGACGGTTTCTTCCGCTACAGTGAAAATGTTCTCTGTTTGTTGCTTGCGACTAGAGAATAGTTTTAATGCTTCTGTGCCAAGTGAAGATGGGCTATCAGTTACCCCTAGGCCGAATAGGTAAGCTTCGCCTGATTTAGCAAAATTTGGCTGAATTTCAATTGATGTGTAAATCTTCTGACGTTTTTTGTTGAACTCTACCAACTCTTCAGTGACGTCTAATTTCACAAATAAAGCTAGTTTCTTTTCACCGGCGATCTCTACTTCTTCTGATTTAGCTTCAATCACATCGCCAAGCGCTTTAAATTGGCTGTCTGGCAAAATGCCGCGAATATGCTCAAGCCAAATGCGTGCACCATATTTATCGCGGTTGTAGTTTTTGCCCATTTGCTCGATATCGCTACGGGATATTTCGCGGTTATCTGCTGTGGCACCTTCCACGGCAACTCGGAAAAATTTGGTTAATGGCATAGTGTCCTCGCTTTTTAAGCTGTTAACTGGTTAATTGAATCTAAGAACACATAGTCAATATTCAGGCGTCTAGTAGCAATGCGTTGCTGTTCTATTTGTCGGGTATAGAACCGCCGCCAATATTGGTGCGCGAGGCTGACGGCTAATCTTGACGAATGAATGCCGTTGCAGAATTTAATCAAAAAATAGCTGAGGACTTAGACCCTAGAAAACAGGCGCGTCTTTTGTATTGGAGTGGGTACCGTGTGGCACGGATTGCTGAGTTAATTGGCGAGAAAAAGGCCACGATTCACAGTTGGAAGCGCCGTGATAAATGGGATGAGACAGAGCCGACTGATAGGGTGGAGGCTACGATTGAGAGCCGATTGAATAAGTTGGTGCTCAAGGATAAAAAAGAGCCGATAGACTTTAAAGAGATTGATTTGCTTGGGCGCCAAATGGAGCGCATGAGCAGGGTGCGTAAGCACGACAAAACAGGCAACGAGGCTGACCTAAATCCGAAAGTGGCTAACCGTAACAGTGGGCCACGCCGCAAGCCTGAAAAGAACGCGATTAGCGAAGATCAGCAAGCTAAGATGCTGACCGCGTTTAAAGAGTCTTTGTTTGATTACCAGCGCACCTGGTACCGAGCTGGTATGAAGCACCGGATGCGCAACTTGCTAAAGAGCCGCCAGATTGGTGCTACTTGGTTCTTTGCCCGGGAGGCTTTGTGTGATGCGCTTGAAACTGGGCGTAATCAGATTTTTCTATCCGCAAGTAAGGCTCAGGCGCATGTGTTCAAGGGTTACATTAAGCAGTTTGCCGCTGAGAGTGCTGATGTTGAGCTGACTGGTGAGTCTATTGTTTTACCGAATGCGGCTGAGCTGTATTTTTTAGGTACCAATTCTAAGACTGCACAAAGTTACCACGGCAATTTGTATGTTGATGAGTATTTCTGGATCAATAAATTTCAGGAGCTGCGCAAGGTTGCCTCTGGCATGGCTGCACATAAGCATTGGCGCCAAACGTATTTTAGTACGCCATCAAGCTTGGCGCATGATGCATATCCATTTTGGAGTGGGGCGCTGTTTAACAAAGGTCGCACTAAGGATCAGAAGGTTGAGTTTGATGTTGCGCACCATGTGCTTAAAAATGGTGTGCTTTGCCCTGATGGCCAGTGGCGCCATATTGTTACGATTGATGATGCGCTGGCTGGCGGCTGTGATTTGTTTGATCTGCAGCAGCTGCTACTTGAGTATGGGCCTGAAGAGTTCCAAAACTTATTTAGATGCCAGTTTATTGATGATGCGGCTTCTGTGTTTCCACTTTCAGAGATGCAGGATTGCATGGTGGATAGCTGGACGGTTTGGGATGACTACAAACCATTTGCGCTGCGTCCTCTTGGGTTCCGCGAGGTGTGGGTTGGTTATGACCCTGCATTAAGCGGTGACTCTTCTGCGTTGGTGGTGTTGGCACCACCTTTAGTGGCTGGCGGTAAGTTTAGGATGATTGAGCGTCACCAGTTCAAAGGGATGGACTTTGCCGCACAGGCTGAGGCGATCAGAAAAGTGACTACGCGTTATAACGTGACTTACATAGGCATTGACGTTACCGGCTTAGGTCATGGTGTTCATCAGATTGTTAAGACGTTTTTTCCAAATGTACATTCGTTCTCATATAGCCCAGAGATAAAAATGCGCCTGGTGCTTAAAGCTAAGGACGTGATTAGCAACCGAAGATTAGAGTTTGATGCAGGATGGACTGATGTTTCAGCTTCATTTATGGCAATTAAGAAAACGACCACACCAAGTGGTACCCAGATAACTTTTAAAGCAGGGCGCTCTACAGAAACCAGCCATGCAGATATTGCTTGGGCAACCATGCACGCTATGGCAAACGAGCCGCTAGAGGGTTCAATCGACACTAACAATTCAATGATGGAGATTTACTAATGAAAAAGTCAGCAGGTAAACAATTAACCGTAGCGGAAGATGCGAAAGCTGAGGTGTTTTCTTTTGGTGATCCCATTGCTATGTTAGATAAAAGCGAGATATTTGATTATCTGGAGTGCATGCCAGTTGGTAAGTATTACGAGCCACCAATCTCGTTTGCTGGGTTGGCTAAAGCGTTTAGATCTTCTGTGCATCATAGCAGTGCCATTTACGTTAAACGTAATATCTTAGTGAGCTGCTATATTCCGCACCCCTTATTAAGCCGTGCTGAGTTTTCTAAGTGGGCATTAGATTACCTAGTCTTTGGCAATGGTTGCCTTGAGGCTAAAAAGGCAATGTCAGGCAAGGTACTATCACTTCAGAGTGCGCTAGCTAAGTACACACGCCGTGGGATAGATGTAGATCAGTATTACTATGTGACCGGCTACAAACAAGAGCATGAGTTTGCTAAGGGTTCAATCTTTCATTTGATTGAGCCAGACCTTAACCAAGAGTTGTATGGACTGCCAGAGTATTTGCCTGCGCTAAACTCTGCGTTATTAAATGAGGATGCAACGCTATTTCGCCGGCGCTATTATAAAAATGGTAGCCATGCTGGTTTTATTCTATACATGACAGATGCAGCTCAAAAGCAGGATGATGTGGATAGCTTAAGAACTGCGCTGAAAAACTCTAAAGGCCCGGGCAACTTCCGCAACCTGTTTATGTATGCGCCCAATGGTAAGAAGGATGGCATACAGTTAATACCTGTCTCTGAGGTAGCTGCTAAGGATGAGTTCTTTAACATCAAGAACGTAACGCGTGATGATCAGCTGGCAGCGCATCGGGTACCACCACAGTTGATGGGTATCATTCCTACCAATACTGGCGGCTTTGGTAACCCAGCAGATACAGCAGAAGTATTCTCACGTAATGAGTTGGCGCCTTTGCAAGCAAGGTTTATGGAACTGAATGACTGGCTTGGTATGGAAGTAGTAAAGTTCAACAACTATAAAATTGACTCATCAGGTGACCAGCCGAAGTAG